GTCCAAGGCTACTCCAAAAACCGAGCCTAGCCCTACTGCCCGTGCAGATAAAGCCGCTAAGAAAGAAGATATTGTTAAAGAAGCGGTAGAGAAAGTACAGGGTAAGGCTAAGACAAAAGAACCCCTTACTGAGGATATGTCTCCTGACCAATTACGTGCAAAGATAGCGGCTGATACTGCTAAGTTCGTTGCCGGTGGTGGTAAGATCGACGTGCTTAACTTGGAGCTAGACCCCAAGGTTGCGCTGGAACTGAGTGAGGCTCTACCTAAAGACGTTAAGGCGCTACTGAAGAAAGGGGACTTAAAAGGCGCATTACAATCCCTTGCAAAAAGCACTAAGAGTAAGCGCGTCAAGCAGATAGCTAGAGCGTTGTCTGAGAACACTGGCACCACCAAAATAGAATTGGCTAATGAAGCTAGTCTGAAAGACAAAGGGTACGAAATCGGGGATAAGGGTGACGTTGCAGGTTTGTTTGATCCTAGGATCAACACTGTAATACTTAACTCTAACATGCCTCTTACCATACACGCTTTACTGCATGAGACTACGCACGCTACTACGATTAACCAGTTAAAGAACAAGTCCCACCCGGCAACTAAGCAGTTAGAGAAGTTGTATAAAGACGTTAAGCCGTATTTAGATACAGCGTACGGCGCAGAGAACCTTAATGAGTTTATAGCCGAGGCGTTCAGTAACCCTGTGTTCCAGCGTAAGCTAGCCTCTATCAACCCTAAAGGCGATGACATAAGTGCCTTGGAGCGGTTCTATCGTGCAGTCACTAACTATGTACGAAGACTTATCGGCATGGACACTAAGCCTGTAGGTTCTGCGTTAGACGAAGCTGATGCGGCTATTATAGCGATGCTGTCTCCCAACATGGCTACAAGCAATGATCCTGTTATGAATATGGTATCTACGCCAGATGGGGTAAGAAAAGTACTTAACGACATGACGGATATACAAAAGCGTGTGTCCGAAGGCCCAAAGAAATCTTTCCTTGAAGGTGCCACAGACTTTTTAAACGGTACTGCGGATAGGACAGCTAAAGACTTTTTACTAAAACTAACTGGTTCGCAAGCATTAGGCGACATAGCAAGAAACAACGGTTTCGGGCAGTTGGGGTTAAAGTTGCATGAGTTATTCGAGAAGCAACGTGGCAGCATACAAAAAGCTGACGAGAAGATAAACAAAGTACTAGAGTCCTATGATGCGTGGGCTAAGAAGAACTTAGAACAGAAGCAGTTGCTAGATAACATTATCTACAGCCAAGAGCATGGCGCTACTATTTATCAGGTAGACCCTACCCTTACTCGTGCAGAAGCTAAAAAGAGATACGGTAACCAGACTGCTCAAGACGACAGAAACCTATTTGAAGTATGGGAAGCTAACCAAGAGCAATGGAAGAATTTAAAGGATGGTGGTAGAAAGCAGTTTAATGAGTTACGTAATACCTATAAGCGTATGCACGAAGACCTCGTGGCTGTTATTAATCGTGAGATTGACGAGATAGGTGACGGTAAAGACAACGCTTCTAAAATAAAACTAAAGAAGCAGATGAACGAGCGTCTGATCTCATCTAACACTATGGAAGTATACTTTCCGTTGGTTCGTCAGGGTAACTACAAGCTGTCGTATGCAACTAAGATTAAAAACGACGATGGTACTTTTAGAGAAGAATCAGTATTCCTTATGTTTGAGACTGAGGGAGCACGGGACAGTGCGGCTAAGGAAGTAGAGAACGATGCCCTTACCGTTGCTGACACAGTAGAATCTTACGATGGGGATACCAAAGCATCTAGCTACAGAAGCCCTCCCGCCGGTTCTTTCGTTGCTGACGTGTTAGATGTTATCGCTGCTAGCGTACCCAAAGACAAACGAGGGGAAGTACAGGAGCAAGTAATGCGACTGTTTATCGAGACACTACCCGAAACTTCTTTTGCTAAGTCTCTACAACGACGTAAGAACACGTTAGGTTACATACAAGACGCTCGCTTAGGTATGCAGACTAAGGGCTTTGATCTAGGTGCTCAGATAGAGAAGATGCGTTATGGCGGCGAGATACGTGCAGTTGAGAAAGCTATAGACCTGAAGCATGGAGAAGGCGCTCCCAAAGGTGTTAACAAAAATACGTTCAATGCGATTAACAGAGAGCTAGGCGAGCGTGCTAAGTTTGCCCGCGAAGGAGCCGCTAACAAAGGCCCAGAGCAGTACTACCAACGTGCTAACCAGACAGCCTTTATCTACACCATTGGTTTTAACGCCTCGTCCGCACTTGTTAACTTGTCTCAGATACCTCTAGTGGTAGGGCCATACCTTACGAGTAAGTTTGGAGCCGTTGAAACATCTATAGCCCTAGGCAGGGCGTCTAAGTTCGTGGGCGCATCTAAAATATCTATCGACGAGTACTACGATATTAAAGAAGTTAGCACGACAGATGCAGATGGCGTTATAAGTCGGGATGACGTGTACACCCTTAAAGCGGATCAAGAAAAGAAGATACGGGATACTTCTGCTACTAAAGCGGAAGCTGACGCAAAGATAAAGCACTTCAACCGTATGATTCCCCTAGTCAAGATGGCTAGAGAGCGTGGACAGATACATCACTCTACAATAGCTGATCAGTTAGGCGTGAACGATGCGGGACGTCAAAAGAATAAGAACCCTGCGCTTAGATTCCTAGATGGTACGTCTGCTTTGTCCGCTGTAATGTTCAACGCAGCAGAAAGATTTAACCGTCAGACAACCGTGGCCGCATCTTATGACCTTAACCTAGAAAAGCTAGATGCTATGCACGAGGGCAAGGGTGATAAGAAGTTCTACAGTGCAGTGCAGGCCAAGTTCATAGACGTACCTAGTAGTTCTGAAGCGCGTATGCAGTTAGCGGCAGACGAGGCACTTTACTTTGCACAGGAAACAAACGGTGGTTCTGTACTAGAAACTGCGGCAGGTTACTCGCAGCAGGGTATTGGTCGTGTGGCACTTATGTACAAGAGTTATGGCCTACAGATGTACTACACCATGATTAAGTCTGCCAAACTAGCGGCAGACAATATGTTCGCTAAAGATGCTGAAGGAAAGGAACTACGTAACATGGCGCTTAAACAGGCTATGGGGGTTCACTTATCCGCATTGTTCTTTGCCGGTGTGCAAGGACTACCGTTATACGGTATGGTCAGCATGGTATGGAATATGTTCTTAGACAACGAAGAGGACGATGCTCGTACCATAACACGTAAGTACCTAGGTGAAGGTTGGTACAAAGGGGGGTTAACTGCGCTTACGGGTACAGATGTAGCCTCGCGTGTTAGCCTAAGTAACTTGTTGTTGCAGGAGAACAGGTTTAACAAAGACCCTTCTCTGGAAGAAAGCCTAGGATTCTACTTGGGTGGCCCCGCATTGAGTACAGGCACTAGGCTCAAGCGTGCCTATGATGACTTAAACTCTTCTGAGTATGGTAGCTTTGAGCGAGGTATAGAAAGCCTTATGCCCGCTGGCCTTACTAACGCTTGGCGGTCTACTTTAGGGCGTTACGCAAGAGAAGGTGGTATACGGTCTCGGAGAAAAGACCCTATATATGATGACATGACTGCCGGTGATTTCGCGGCTCAGGCTCTAGGATTCCCCCCTGCGGAATACACTTACCGCCAAGAAATATCTGGTAGGAACAAAGGCGTAGAGAAAGCAGTTACAGAGAAACGTTCCATGCTAACCAAGAAGTTCTATGTAGCACAGCGCATGGGCGACCATGAGACTATGGGTGAAGTACTAAAAGACATTAGTGCTCATAACAAGCGTCACCCTACTGCGGCACTTACGGGGGAGCAAATATCCAAGTCGGTCACATCGCACATGAAGACTTCCGCTGATATGCACAATGGGGTTACGGTAAATCCTATAATGAAGTATGCGATTATGAGAAGTAATATGGACTACAACAAGGGCTATTAATAAAAAACCCCCTGTCGCCTCGGAAACGAGCAGGGGGTTAGAGAGGTAAAACCAAAGTAGGTCAGGGGAGTCCCACTTCGTCCCATATAGTATCATATAGTCCGCCAGATACGAATACCTAATTTACCATTTTCTATGGCTATCTTTGTCTTTACTTGCCATTTCTTACGTTTAAACAGTGTTACGACCTGATCCTTAGCTTTCTGCGTGTTTAAACACGGTACGAAGAGGGACGCCCCAACGTGCATACCCTCCCAGTTAACTATAATACGTATCCCGTCGGGATGTAGGTCATCAACCATTAACACGTTATACCTTCACATCCGCCGTAGAACAGTCTATAGCTAAAACGTGAGTCAGTGGTAGGTAGGTAGTAGTACCTTTAGTCAACCGCACCTTAGTAGTTTTAGCCCCAGACTTATCTTTTAGTTCTTGTACAAATGCGGAGTAGTTTATCTGTTGCCTACCGCACCATGTTTTAAGTGGTTTAGGTATTAAGTAAGCTATCTTAGTATCAGTCTCGTAACGCCCTACTAACTTAATTCTAGGGTCTAGTTCTGGTATAACTAACGCATCTAGCCCGTTGTTCTGTGCCTTACGTAAGTCGTCAGTGCTTTTGATTTTAAGTATGCTACCCCAGTTCTCGTGGAAGTAGTCGTTTAAAGTGTCTAGTGCAGAACAGTTCATGCCGGCCACATTGTCCTTATTCTCTCTCAATAGTTTAATTATGTACTTAAACAGCTTATTCGTGTCGTAGTCTACTAGCCCTAGCTTCTTAGCTATGAGTACGCCCGTAAGGGTAGAAGCCCCACCCGCTGACCAGAATCGGTTCTCTGCGGTAAGCTGTGCCGCCTTATCTATCTTGGCCCGTACCTTCTCCAGTAAATCCTTAACGCTGTCTATGTTAGCTATAACGTACTGCATGTACACTTTACCAGCGTGCCCGTATATAGTTTCTGCATTGATTGCGTGTATGTCTGTTAAGTACTTAGTTTTACTTTGGTCGAACAACCTAACTGCTTTAGTCTCCATCATCCGTTGGGCTTCTGCTTTCGGCATAGCCTTGTACATACTGACTTTCTCGATAGCACTACAGTTGCCTGTAGTAACAGATAACAACTTCCAAGGCTTGCCTCTAGCGCGTTCGGTATTATTACCCCCACTAGTCATACGGTTCTTCTGCTTACCGCTAGATATTTGGTATATAAGCGACGATAAATCCTCACCTTTAAGTTCAGTAAGTTCGTCAATGTACAGGGGTAAGTTTTGGTATACCTCACTTCTGTTCATCCTAGAGTTCTGAGTATCATCTTCTCCCAGTACTAGAGCTTTAGGGCTACCCCATATAGACGCGGCTACGTTCATGGCGGTGGTCTTACCTACGCCACTCTCCTTACTATGTACGTGAAACCCTGCACAAGAAACGGGGGACAGGGCCATAAGGGGGGAACCAAACCCTGTGCCTACTATGTATTGATGCAGTTCAAACCCATCACGGTTGTAGAAGTTGGCCATATCTATCCAACCCTGCAAAGTGCCTCTAGGTTCAAATGCGTGAAACAACCCCACTGTCGGGGTAGAGGGAGGATTGTCGCCAATACGATCAGCAAATACTTCTTCATTGCCTAATACAAAGGACTTAAAGTCATCTCCAGTCCACCCAAACTGCCTACGTGCTTCTGTTGCTACTCCCGTAGCCTGTAACTCGTTTACCCAAGTTGTCATGTAAGTCATAAGTTCATCCATTCGTGAGACGGCCACACCATGCATGGACATCTGTTTCCGTAATTCTTCTTTTGAAGTAACCGCTGTAAGGGGAATAGTAAACTCTCTAACCCCATCTTTAGGTAGGTGCAGTCTAACGACCACTGCTTCGCCCATCTCTACATCTGATATGCGTTTAACTATGTACAGGTCATTGTGGTACACCACCTTCTCATCTGGATCGCCTTCAGCATTGGTAGTACGCATATACACCCCGCCATTGGTACCCCTAAAGAATGGCCTAGGATACGGCGGAATCACATAGGTAGTAGTAATAGGTGAGTCAGGTAAGTCCATCTCAGGCACTTCTACTATGTTATCTTCTGCGGTAGCTTCTATCACGCTACTACCTAGCACTATAGGAGACTTTACCTTGCCCCAGTTCGGGCAGTTAGAACATACATCGGGGTTAAACTCGTCAAAAGACGTACACTTGTATGGGCCTTTGATTAACTCCATCTTCTCTGCGGTAGCTTGTTCAGAGTAACCCTCGTGGTTCTTAGATATGTTGCGTGCCGCTGACTCAGAGTCAACACAGAACTTGGCTATAGATAGCCCCGCTCTCCACATAGGTTCACTGCAATTCTCTTGGTCTTGCCATATGGTGCGTAGTTGCTCACAGCCAGTACCGTTCATAGTCTTAACTATGATGTCTTTAAATTTGTTTTGTCTGTTACCGATCAGTGCGTTCATCACAGCATTGCTACCGGCAGGAGCCATTATCTTAGGAACTGGTATCAGTCCGCCTCCCAACAAGGTCGAGAACTTATCAAAGTCTACGTTGTCAGGGTAATCATCTGCTAAGAACTCAACAGCAGATGGGGGGTCAGTCTTATAGTTATGCGTGGTTGGTACTCGCAGTACCCTAGCGGCATCGGCAGTGACAGAGGGGTCAGCCAGTAGCCCGTGTTCAGCACATAACTTCTTTAGACGTTCTGCTACAGGTAGCCAGTCGTCCAACTCTATCGACTCCGAAAGGAACCAATACGCGTGTATGCCACGTCCAGAGTTAACTAGCTTGGGCTTTGGTAGTGATAATGTCTTACAGAACCCTTGTAGTGCCACAAGAGCTGTATCTTGATCTGGATAGTCTTTGGTAGCTCCGCAATCTAAGTCGAGAAAGAAAGACTTCAAGTGATGCACGTTAGCTACTTTACGTGAGTTCGGTTCTTTGAACGTGCCTAGAGCGAAGTATGCGTCATACCCCTTGTTATCTAGGGCGCGTGCGGTATCGGCCATATCCCCTACGGAGGTGTAAAACTTCTGTATCCTCCTGTCATCTTTTGTATGGAAAGAGAACAAGCAGTAATGCCCGTCTTCCCCCAATACCCGCCTTAAAAAATCTTCTGTCTTCATAAATAGTACCTAATTCCGAGAGGTACCATAGCAGGGGCGCTTACACGCCCTTTTCGGTAGTCATCCTAGCTATGGGTGTAGTTGTTACAGTGGGAGACTATTAGTCGTCCCAGTCGGCTACTATATCAGCCAGTGCATCGTCAGATGCTTTCGGTGCAGGAGCTTTCTTCTTAACTACTTTCTTTGGCTCCTCGACTTGCGCGGGTTCATCATCCCCAAACAGGTCGTCTGTTACTGCTTCCGTAGGGGCGGCAGGTGCGGCAGGTGCTACTACTTCAAAAGGATTCTCTTCTGCGGAGAACTGAAACCCACCTTCTACTGCGCCAAACGGGGATGCGGCTTCCATAGGTACGTACTTTATAACCTGTACGGCACGTAGTCTAAGGGATACACCCGCTTCACGCATGTTGTACGGAGTAAACGATACTGCTATGTTAACAGTACTACCCGTGGTAAGCATGAAGTCGTCTGGTAGTTTAACGCCTTTACTATCGTACTGTACAGGCTTAAACGTAGCGTCTTTACCGTACGCCCCTTTCAAAGATGCTTTGTGCGTATAAGTACCATCTTCTTCTTTCTTGAAAGGCATATCAAACTTGTCAGGCCATCCCTTCTCTTTCTTGGCTTCGTATGCGGTAACCATTGATACAAAGAGAGCCTTAGCTTGGTCTTTAGTCATACGGAAACGAGTCTCGTACTTAGCACCTTCGTCAAACGCGTCACACGGAACCGTGCGGTTTTCTGCATTGTCGAACTTGTAAGTCTTATTGATACGAGGCCATAGGGCTTCTACGTCATTGATAAGGTATTGATTATTTGTAGCCATGTTATAAATCCTAATTAATTAGTTTGCATTTAACTCGAAACCTTCTACCACACTAAACGGAGACACAGGTTCACTTGTTGTGGGGATAGACATAGTGATCGCCCGAATAGTATCTTCGTGGTCAATCATGGCCGAAACCCTTGCAAGTGTGTCTTCGTCTAAGCGGTCTACCGGCTTAAAGCAAAGTTTTGGTACTACGCTATCCTCATCAAAGTAAATCTTGGTGATGATAGTAACTACAGGTGTATCATGTTTAGCGAGTAACCGAGCATAGTGTTGCATACCCTTATCCCCACTATTAGTACTGCCGAATATAGACGTGGCCGGTATCTGTAACTGATACACCTCTTCGGGATTATCCCGAAATACAACTGCTAGTCGTTGTGAGAACCGACAAGCCCTACCCCCATAAGAACCTGAACCTCTTATATTTTGAGGACAATCCATACAACGCGCAGACTGCCGTTGCTCTTGGGGTACTTC